TCTTATGGAGAACGATGCGTTTCTCTTTATTTTATGCTATGCTCTAATAGTAGTTCCGGTTATAGGAATTGCAAAAATTCATAATACAGAAATACATTTAGATCATGGAAAAGAAGTATAAGAATAGATTTAATTTTGCAATGTCATCATTTGCAAGAATGTATGGACCAAGAGGTATCACATTAAAGATGTATAATCTTTGTAAAACTTGGGCGAATAATGATAGTGAACCACCAATCGGAAGTTTAACCAAGGTTGATTTTTACTTCAGAGATATTCTATACAATAATTGACATATAACATTTTAAGTAGTATAATTTAAAGGTTGAGAGATCAACTGCGGTAATGTCCTTCAGGGTTCAGCATTAGCGGCGATAGGAACCCTGACAACTATCATACACATATATAATGTAAGATGCATTTTTATTCTGTGGAACACTGGCAGGAAAACTGGGAAGAGTTGATTTCTAGGGTAGAAGACGGAGAGAGTATAGGGATTACAAACGGACGAAACCGCGCTATAATGGTTCCAGCGGATGATGAACTTATACGCATATACACCGAACAGAATAACGAAGGATCCTGAGCGAGTGAGACTTGGTAGTCAGAGATGTTTTATAAACATTTTCCGCCAGATTAGCGGCTTTGAGGCGGTTCAAATCCGCCCACTCGTATTCGCTTCCTTAGCAATCTGGTGAATGCAGCAAACTCATAATTTGCCTAAGGTGAGTTCGATCCTCACAGGAAGCACTTGACGAATTCCCGTCATTCCTCTATAATATACAGGTCAACACACGGAACAATGGCACTCAACGACAAGTTCAAGAATAAGGATCTTAGCATTCTTCGTCTAGCATCACAAGGTGAATATTTTCTTGATGTAAAGAATCCAAAACTGTTCAAAAAAGTTCGTAAATTTTATGATAATAGTGGCGTAGTATTTTCTGGTGATCCTTTAGATGACTATGATATTCTTATTGATTGTATTTCAGCAGATCTTGAAACCGTTGAGGTTGCACAATGAAAAAACAGATTGTCCTTTTAGAGCGATTTCCTTATCGCTATGTTCAAGCGGGTATCCTTGAAATCAATGGTAAACCAGATTATCGTATTCAAAAAGTCGATTCGTACACTGGAAAGTACAGCGATATGTATATGTGTGATAATCAAATGCAAATTTCAACAGCAATGGAAGACCATGAATATACTGCCTGGTTAGATCCTGATGGTGTCCCTTGTTATGTTAGAGACAGTGTAAAACAATATCAATGATAACACATGGGGGGTTTACAAAACCCCTCTTTTTTTGTATAATAGATAGGATAGTATAAAAAATATTATGGCACAGTATATCAAAAAAGCACTCGTGTTGGGTGCTGGTGGATTCATTGGAAGTCATATGGTCAAGCGACTCAGAGCAGAAGGTTATTGGGTTCGTGGTGTAGACCTTAAGCGTCCAGAGTTTTCTGAAACTGAAGCAAACGAATTCGTTCATGGTAATCTCTGTGATATTAATTTTGTTCGTCGTGTCTTAGAGTACAAGGGAGACCGAGGCAACTTTTATAATTCAGTTCCCCATCGTTACATCCAACCATTCGATGAGATTTATCAGTTTGCTGCTGATATGGGTGGAGCAGGATTTGTATTCACTGGTGAGAACGATGCAGACATTATGCACAACTCTGTTACTATCAACTTGAATGTGTTGGAGTGTCAGCGTAAGATGAATGAAGAGAAAGGAAAGAATACTACTAAAATTTTCTATTCTGGATCTGCTTGCATGTATCCAGAGCACAATCAACTAGACCCTGATAACCCCGACTGCCGTGAAGAATCAGCATATCCAGCAAACCCAGATTCGGAATATGGGTGGGAAAAACTCTTTTCTGAGCGTTTATATTTCGCTTACAATCGCAATTATGGTATTCCTGTTCGTGTTACCCGCTATCACAACATTTTTGGACCCGAAGGAACCTGGGAAGGTGGACGTGAAAAGTCACCAGCAGCAATCTGTCGTAAGGTAGCATACTTGCCTGAGGAAGGTGGAGAGATTGATGTCTGGGGAGATGGTAAGCAGACTCGTTCTTTCCTGTATATTGATGAGTGTATAGAAGCGTCATACCGATTGATGCAGTCTGATTTCATTGGACCAGTCAACATTGGTTCTGAAGAGATGGTTACTATTGATGAACTGGTAGATACTGCTGCAAAGGTATCTGGTAAAACTGTAGAAAAGAATCACATTGATGGTCCTTTGGGTGTTCGTGGTCGTAACTCTAACAACGATGTCGTCCGTAGAGAACTTGGATGGGATTATTCACAGTCTCTGGAAGAGGGTATCTTTAAGACCTATCACTGGATTGAATCACAGATTCAATTGAGACAGGTAACAAAGAATATTGGAGTAGGAGTTTGATATGAAAATTGCAATTGATAAGGAAGTAGTCAAGAGTTTAGATATTGACCATCTGAAAGCACTGTCTCTCAATGCCCATGACTGGCATGAAGCAGGTCAGTGTGAGTACAGATTATATGCACACCTTTCTACACTCTTCAAAGGAACAACTATCCTGGATGTAGGTAGTCGCACTGGTGGTTCTGCTCTTGCACTCTCATATAACGAAGAGAATCAAGTCATTAGTTATGACTTGGAAGAGCAGGGTGCATCTAATATCAAGAGAGATAATATCACTTGGAAGATTCAAGACTTCCGTGAAGATGATACTCTTGACTATGATAACATTTCAATTATCATGATTGATGTTGATCCTCACGATGGTGTTCAGGAAGAACAGATGTTTGAATTTTTAGAAGAGAAGGGGTGGAAAGGTTTAGTATTGCTTGACGATATTGGTCCACAGTGGACAGAAATTGAAGACTTTTGGAATCGGATCACATTCCCCAAACTAGACGTATCAGATGTAGGACATATGAGTGGTACTGGTGCTGTAAGTTTCGACTCTAAGCATAAACTTAGCTGGAAGTAATTATGAACATTGCTATTTTAGGATCTGCTGGACAGATTGGTGCATACTTGGAGGAGCATCTCACAGAGAAAGGACACGATGTTATTGGTGTTGATACCGTTAATGGACCACAGAATGACCTGAGAGTCACACCAAACACTTATGTTGAAAGCATTATTAAGAATGCAGACTTTGTATTCTTCCTTGCATTTGATGTTGGTGGTTCACACTACCTGAAGAAGTATCAACATACTTTTCAGTTCATCAATAACAACACCCGTATGATGGCAAATACGTTTGCTTTACTTGAAAAGTACAATAAGAGGTTTGTCTTTGCATCATCACAGATGAGTAACATGTCTTATTCACCCTATGGTGTGATGAAGCGTGTTGGTGAACTTCATACCACTGCACTCAAAGGACTGATTGTTAAGTTCTGGAATGTGTATGGTATTGAGAACGATATGGAGAAAGCACACGTCATCACTGACTTCATCCGTAAAGGATTTGAGGAGGGAGAGTTTGAGATGATGACTGACGGCACAGAAGAGCGTCAGTTCCTGTATGCCGAGGACTGCTGTGACGCACTGGAAACTGTAATGGAAAACTTTACAGACTTCAAACCAGAAGACCCACTTCATATTACATCATTCCACTCTAATACTGTTAGAGAGATTGCTAATATTATCCAGGGATGTTTTGGATTGATTGAAAGGTATGATGTAAAGATCAACTCTGGACTTGCTAAGGATAGTGTTCAGATGGATAAAAGAAATGAGGCAGACAATTATATTTTAAATTGGTGGGTTCCCAAAACTACTATTGATGTGGGTATCAGAAAAGTATTCAACGAAATGAAGAAAAACTATGAGTAAGTATAAACTTAATTTATTCTGTGGTGATAATCTTGAACCATCTAGTTCTGCTCTGAATGAAACAAAATATGTTCAGTGGACCTATGATGGTTCTGGTGAAGCAAACATTTATGTGAGTCAGCAGGCACTCGGTGCTATCAATGATACTTCTGGTAAACCAACATACATCTGGTTATTGGAGTCTAAACAAATTATTCCCCAATACTATCAATGGGTGATAGACAACTACGAGTTTGTTACATCACGAGTTGATGGTATTTTTAGTTGTGATAAAGAACTGTGTGAGAAGTATCCCAAGATTCAGTATGCTGTAACCAATGCAGCACCTTGGGTGCAGGATCGTAAGGTTCACAAGAAGAGTAAACTGGTCTCTATGATTGCATCTAACAAGCAGATGTGTGAAGGTCACATGAGACGCTTACAGTTTGTAGAGAAGTTTAGAGATAAACTAGACCTCTATGGTCGTGGGTTCAATGAGATTGATTGTAAGGAAGATGGACTGAGAGACTATATGTTCTCTGTTGGTATTGAGAATGCAGTTTATGATACTTACTTTACCGAAAAACTAACAGACTGTTTTGCATGTGGAACTATTCCTATCTTCTACGGTTCACGAGGTGTTACAAAATACTTTAACGAAGACGGGATTATTTTCCTGGATGATCAGTTTAACTTATCTGACTTGACTCCTGACCTGTATTACTCTAAAATGGATGCAGTTAAGGATAACTTTGAACGTTCTATTAAATTTCCCATTGCGGAAGATTATCTTTATCAAACCTATTTTGAGTGAGTAATGGATCGAATTGAAAACTATAGTGATCTAAATGCAAGCATCGTAACCTGGATCAAGGGTTACGCAGATAAGAACAAAATCAAATCACTAGTTGTTGGTGTATCGGGCGGTATTGATTCTGCTGTGGTCTCTACTCTATGTGCTGAAACTGGTATGCCTACCTATGTGTTAGGAATGCCTATCCATCAGAAGGAGGATCAAGAAGATCTATCAGATGCACACCTTGATTGGTTGCCCTGGAAATATACTAATGTAACTAAACTTAAGTTTGATTTATCTAATACCTTTGATACCTTTGCATCTACTATAGATGGATATAACAATAACAAACTTGCACTTGCAAATACTAGGTCTCGTATTCGTATGATCACCCTATACCAGGTTGCTGGATCTGTTGGTGGTATTGTTGTTGGAACTGGCAATAAGGTAGAAGATTATGGTATTGGATTCTACACTAAATATGGTGATGGCGGTGTTGACATCGCTCCGATTGCTGATCTCTATAAAACTGAAGTATGGGAACTTGGAAAGCATCTTGGCGTAGATCAACGTATAATTGATGCATCACCTACAGATGGACTGTGGGACGATTCAAGAACCGATGAGGCACAGATTGGTGCTTCATACGAAGATTTAGAATATGCAATGGAGCATGGCAATGGTCCTGCTGTTAGAATTTTGCATGATCTAAATGCAAAGAATAAGCACAAGATGATACCCATTCCTACATTTAAACTATGAAAATTGGTATACTGGGAGCAGGCAGACTTGGTATCTGTTTTGCTCTACTATTAGAAAAAGCAGGATACGAAGTTATTGCTTCTGATATCCGTGAAGACTATGTTGCTAGTTTACGTGCTGGGTTGATCAAAACATCAGAACCACAAGTTAGTAATCTTCTTTCCAAGTCTAAGAATATTACCTTTGTTACTGATAACGTTGATGTAATTGAAGAGTGTGATTTGATTTATACCTTCGTTGCAACTCCATCACTTCCTGATGGTAGTTATGATGTTAGTTGTATTCGTCAAATTATTAGGGATTTTAAGGACCGTAACGTAAATGGAAAGAGTTTAGTTATTGGTTGCACTACTAACCCAGGTGATTGTGATGATTTCCAAAACCATCTAAAACCATTTGGCGTGGATGTCTATTATAACCCAGAGTTTATCGCACAGGGTTCTATCGTCAAAGACCTAGAGCATGCCGATATGATTTTAGTTGGTGGAACTGGTAAGCACATCCAAGACATTGAAAAGATCTATGATGATATTCAGATTGATACTCCGAATGTTTATGTGATGAGTCGCAAGGCGGCAGAACTTGTTAAGTTAGCAGTCAACTGTTACCTCACCACTAAGATCTCCTATGCAAATATGATTGGACAGGTCATGTATAAGAGTGGTATGGGTGAAGAGATTGATAATGTTCTAGATGCGATTGGTTCAGACAGTAGGGTAGGTCATAAGTATTTGGGATTTGGTTTTGGATTCGGTGGTCCTTGTCTTCCTAGAGATAACAGAGCATTTGCTGCTTGTGCTAAAAAATTAGGACTGGAATATAATCTGGGACAAGTCACTGACTCATTCAACGAAGAGCACAGTAAGTTCTTAATAGATTATTACGTAAATAATAATCCAATGGGACTACCGTATGCATTTGATAGTGTTGCATATAAGAGGGGAACTGATATTCTTACCGAGAGTCAGCAATATAAACTATGTCTGGGCCTGCTAGATTTAGGATATAAGGTATACGTTGTGGATAATGTTTTAGAACATCAATGTGATAGCAGAATTAATTGGAGTGTGCCAGAAGAAAAAGTTATTTGGATTGAATTATGATTGGATACAACAGATTAGGTTCTAATGGTCGTCTGGGTAATCAGATGTTCCAGTATGCAGCACTGAGAGGTATTGCTGCGAAGAATGGATATGACTTTACTATCCCACCAGAGGATTATCCACACAGAGATAATTATGGATTGTTTGAGTCATTCAAACTTAATAATATAAAGAATAATAATATTGGATTTGTTGAAGGCAACTCAGTTCAGGAGAACGGTCATCAATTTATTGAAGAGTTTTTCACTCAACTGCCTGATAATGTAAACCTTGAAGGATACTTTCAGACTGAAAAGTATTTCTCTCATATCAAAGATGAGATTCTACAAGACTTCCAATTCAACGAAGGGTATTCTATTCCCTGTAAACAGTATATTGCGAGTCTCGATATTCCTCCTATCTTTCTTCACATCAGACAATCAGATAATATTGGTAGAGAGCAGTATCATCCTATCCTACCTATTAGTTACTTTGAGCGGGCACTAGAAGAGTTTCCAGAAGACACTCCCTGCTTTGTATTCACTGATGATATTGCATGGTGTAAGAAACAAAAGTTCTTCAAAGCAGATAGATTCTTATTCAATGAGAGTAATGAGAGATACACATATCAAACTGTTGACGGCGCTGGTAACAGACAGAATACTTTGTTACCACAGACCGACTTGTGCTTGATGTCTTTGTGTTCTGGTGCTATAATAGCCAATAGTTCTTTCTCCTGGTGGGGTGCATGGTTGCAAAATGATAGGGGAAAAGTTGTTGCGCCAAATCCTGCTAAATGGTTTGGGACTGCAATGACCCACTTGGATACTAGAGATATGGTTCCTAACCGCTGGACAATTTTAGATTGGAGTAAATAATGCCTGTTTCATTTGATAGACTTGGTAAGGATGGTCGTCTAGGTAATCAATTATTTCAATATGCTTTCCTTAGAGGAGTTGCTAAGAGTCGTGGATTCGACTGGATGATTCCTATGGATGATGAATATACACGTCATCACTACGGATTGTTTGAATGCTTTGAGATGTCTGGAGTCAAGGCAGGGAATCTTGGTAAGACTGGTAACCCTACCATGGAATGTATGGATACTTTGTATCACCCAGAGGTAGTTGATAACTGCAATGAGAATACTAATTTCCTAGGTACATTTCAGACAGAACGATACTTTGATAATGCTGCTGAAGAGATTCGTAAAGACTTAACATTCAAACCAGGATACCTAGAACCCTGTAGAGAGTATATTGATAGTATTGGTGGTAGAGATAATTGTATCTTCCTTCATATAAGACGAGGTAATCCTAATCTGGATGAGAATGGATTCATGTGGTCCTATCAAGTATTACAAGATACTCATCCACTCTGCAAACCAGAATATTATGTAGAGGCACTGAAGCACTTCCCTGAGGATAAGCAAGTTATTGTTGTATCTGATTTAATTGATTGGTGTAAGAAGCAATCTTGGTTGGAGGGTGATAGGTTTCACTTCTCTGATTCTTCTTACGAAGTATTCTCTGATGGTGCAAGTGTTCCATATGCTGACCTGTGTCTGATGTCTCTATGTGGCGGAGCAATCATTGCTAACTCTTCATTGTCCTGGTGGGGTGCATGGTTACAGGGTGATGCTGGTAAGGTGATTGCTCCTGACCCCTGGTATGGACCTAAGGCAAATTTAGATACCAGAGACTTGATTCCAGAACGATGGATTAAACTTGAGAATGATCCGACGCCGATTCCTGCAGAAGTATGAACTTAACATTTTTAATCCCAGTAAAACTTGAGTCACCTGATAGGGTAAGGAATCTTAAGACGGTCCTTACTTATCTACTTTCTAAATTTGATGCTAAGATCTTAGTACAAGAACATGATACAGAGAGTAAGTTCCCTAAACTTGTTATGCCTTTTATTAGTAAAAAGTTTGGACCTATCACACATAGGTTAGGATATCATTTTGATGAGCAGAAAGAACCATACTTCCATAAGACAAAGGTATTGAATGATTTGCTATTGCGTTCTGATACAGAGGTAGTATGTAACTATGATACCGATGTGTTATTGCCTGAAGAAAGTTATCATTCTGCTTACGATGCTATTGAATCTGGGGAGTATGATGCAATCTATCCATATGGATGTGGTGTCTATCAAAAAGCAATCAAATACTCTGCATCAACATTTGCTGAGTTTATTGGTGGTGATATGGACCTCACTGAACTTCATGGACACGCAACCCTTAGTAATTCTACTATCGGATGGTGTCAATTTATCCGTAGAGAAAACTATATAAATTCTTTTATGATGAATGAAAACTTTCATGCATGGGGTCCTGAAGATTCTGAGTTATACTATAGACTGCAAGTCTTAGGTAACAGGGTTGGTAGGGTAAATGATTACGTTTACCACCTAGAACATTCACGAACTAATGACTCATGGTTCTCCAATCCACTATGGAAAGATAACTTTATGTTGTGGAATTGGATCAGAGAACAAACTGGTGATACCATCTTACAGTATTGTAGACAGCAAGACTATGTTAAAAGGAGACTCGATAGTGGAAAAGTTCATTGATAGGGCACTACATGGTGAACTTGATTCTGATAGACATATCGTTTCTATTTTCTCTATCGCTTTAGCATCCAGAGGTACAACATTTGTTGAACTGGGTGTTCGTGAAGGTCATACATCCGAACCCCTGTATGAAGCAGCAAAGTTGAATGGTGGCCACCTTTGGTCTGTTGATCTGAATGATCCAACAGAATATAAACCAAACAATGGTCACTATACTTTCTGTAAGAGTGACAGTATCAAGTTCTTAGAAGAGTGGCCTAAGGAAAAAAAGATTGATATTGTGTATGTCGATGACTGGCATTCCTATTCTCATGTCAAAAGACAACTCGAATTGCTTGACAGACTGGTAGGGCCAAGTAGTATAATACTCCTACACGATCTAATGTATGGTGGAACTGACCCTTTCTATCACTGTGACCTTTCTCATGGTGGTCCCCAATGGGACGCAGGCGGTCCTTACCGTGCAGTCGCAGAATTAAATCCACAGTTCTGGGAGTTCTCAACTCTCCCTTGGAACAACGGACTCACAATCCTCAGGAAAAAATATAGTAACAGGTATCACAAATTATGATTGGATTTAATGGACTTGGTAACCTAGGCAGACTAGGCAATCAAATGTTTGAGTACGCTACACTTAGGGGTATTGCTGCTAACAAAGGATACGAGTGGTGTATTCCACCTGTAGATGCAAAGAGCATTGAGAACTATAGTTTGCACCATGCATTCACAATGCCTGATGTGAAACCAGGGAATAGAACGTTCTTGGATAATGGGTATGCTCCTACAGTAGCAGAAAGACATTTTCATTTTGATCAAGAGTTATTTGATCTTTGTCCCGATCACATTTCACTACAAGGATTCTTTCAGACCGAGAAATACTTTAGAAATATCAGAGATGTGATTCGTAGTGAATATACTTTCCAAGATCATGTTCTTGAACCTTGTAAAGAAGTAATTGATGGATTTGATATTCCTCCTATCTTTCTGCATGTTCGTAGAGGTGACCCTAACTTAACTGATCCTCGTGGATTCAAGTGGTCATATACCGAATGCTCTGACCAGCATCCACCACAACCTCTTTCTTACTATGAAAAGGCACTGAAGAAATTCCCTGATGATGTTCCCGTCATTGTATGTTCTGATTCTCCTGAGTGGGTCCAGACACAGGACTTCTTTAGTGATGACCGCTTTGCTATCTCTGTTCCAGAGGATAAGTATACTGACGGTTCTTATGAACCTTATATTGATATGTGCTTGATGTCTTTGTGTTCTGGTGCTATAATAGCTAATAGTTCTATGTCTTGGTGGGGTGCCTGGTTGCAGAATGGAAGAGGCAAGGTTGTCGCTCCCAAGATGTGGTTTGGTCCTGCATATCCGAACAATAATACCAAAGACTTGTACTGCGAAAACTGGATTGTAATTTAATGGCTGCTTCACTTACTATCAACGATCTGAATGAATATTCAGAAAAACTAGAAGAACTGGTTGAGGATGTAAACTCCTACTCTACCTTTGTGGAGACAGGAACATCCTATGGTGCTAGCATCCAATCTGTGTATCAATACTTTGAAAAGATGTGGACTGTAGAGTTGTCTGATGAACTGTATTCTTATGGTAAGAGAGTAACAGATCAGATCCCACATTGTACTCATGTGAAAGGTGACAGTTTAATCGAACTTCCCAAGTATCTCCAAGATCTTTCTACAGAAGAGAAAGTATTCTTCTGGTTGGATGCTCACTACTCCTCTATGAATACTGCAAGGAATCATCTTGATTGTCCCTTGATTGAAGAGTGTGTATTAATTGATAAGAATTATCAAGGTAATAGTGCTATCTTAGTCATTGATGATGTTCGTCTTTTCGGCACCAATGAGAACGAAGATTGGAGTTATATCAGTGAAGAAGGAGTTCAGAACTCATTTGAGAATTTTGAGATTAAATTCTATGAGATTGTTAATGACCGACTCCTCCTGTATATCGTAAAGAAATGAAGAAAGATCTAAAAGACTGCACATTCATTATCCCTATCAGGATTGAATCTGATGATAGGTTGAGAAATATTATTACAGTTCTCTGCTACCTGAACTCTGCTTTTGATACTAATATCATTGTAAAGGAGGTTGATATTGAATCTAAGTTTGATAAACTTGCACTACCACAGATTACAGAATACTGTGATGGTGATGTATCTAAGATCAATTATATCTTTGAGCAATCAGATGACCCTCTGTTCTTGAGAGAAAAGATTCTCAATGAGATGCTGATCCTTACAACGACAAAGGTCATTGTAAATTATGATTGTGATATGATTCTTCCTATTGATACCTATTTGGAATCATACCGTAGGATCATGGAAGACGAGAGTGATATGATCTATCCCTATGGTGAAGGTCCAGGGTTCCTGTCTAAAGTTAATACCTCAGACACACTGGTATCTGACTTCTTGAATGATGAAGATTACGATCTGTGGATTTTAAAGAAGAGTTCTGTTCCAGACAATGCTGGATTCGGATGGATTCAGTTCCTGAGTAGGGATGTATACTTTGAAGGTGGTATGGAGAATGAGAACTTTATGGGTTCTGCTCCTGACGACTATGAACGTCACCATAGATTCAAGACCCTAGGATACCGAGTAGATAGAATCAACAGTGAAGTATTCCACCTAGAGCATGCTAGGGGCATGAACTCCTATCCTCAATCAATGTCACAGCATCCTTACTGGCAACATAATTGGGATCTTTGGTGTTATCTTGAGAAGTGTAACAAAGAACAGTTGCTTGAATACTATTCCAAACAAGAATATCTGAAAAAATATCAATGATTATTGCATCTTGTCCTCTTCGGGTATCACTCTTCGGTGGTTCCACAGATAACCCATACTTCGTAGAGCAGTATGGACGTGGTTCTGTAATTAGTTTTACCTCCAGTCTGAAGACCTATGTGACTATTACACAGGACAAGTTTGGTTTTAATAGAGAGCAGCACAAATATATCATCAACTATTCTAGAAGAGAAGAAGTCTCTAGTATTGGAGGTATTCAGAACGAGGTTGTAAGGACTGTATTGCAATACTATGATATGCCACCAGTTCAGGTAACTCTGACCAGTGATGCATATTCACAGGGTAGTGGACTTGCATCCTCTTCTTCTTATACAATCAGTCTTATCAAAGCATGCACAATGTTCCTAGGTATTCCGATTACCGACAGTGATGCATGTAAACTCGCATATAAGTTAGAAAGAACTTATAACCCATACTGTGGATATCAAGATCCATACGGATGTGGTGTTGGTGGATTCAAGCGTATCAATTTTATGGGAGATGATTGTATCACCTATGAGTTCTTATCTACCGATCTATTTGATCACTACGATACACACCTTGTCTTTACGGGTGTCACAAGAAACTCCAAGAACATTCTCAAGAATGTGACGGAGAACCTGGATAAAGTCAAACCTCTTTTAGAAACGTGTGATGAAGCATATTATCTGCTTTCTAATAAGAGTTACAAGTGTTTCCTGAATCTCATGAGCAAGAGTTGGAGACAGAAGAAGCAAACCTCTTCCACTATTGCAGAGAATGAAACTATCCAGATGATGGACTCTGCACTAGAACTGAACGATACTGTCCTAGCACATCGATTGTGTGGCGCTGGTAATGGTGGGTTCTTTCTGACATTTTCTAAACCTGGCACATTGACAATTCCATATGACTCTGTTAGAATACGAGTCGGAACTGATGGTGTCTATGGTAAATCCATTTGATGAATATGCAAAGGTGCTTAAATGCGCCCATATGGAAGAGCAGTTTTTAAGATTTCGAGCAGCATTTGATTCTCATAATAGAATTATTATATTAGGTAATGGTGGAAGCAGTTCTGTTGCATCTCATATATCTCAAGACTATATGAAGTTCAAGGGTAAGAAAGTTTCTATTCTTTCTGATCCTTCAATGCTAACCATGCTTTCTAATGACTTTGGTTACAAGAAAGCATACCAGAAGTTTTTAGAGTATTACGTAGAAGAAGATACTCTTGTGGTTATTATGAGTTCTGGTGGTGAATCAAAGAACATGATTAACTGCGTTAATTGGTGTGAAGATAATAAAGTTGATTATGGAGTGCTGACTGGGTTTGAATGTAATAATAGAATAAGAACCATTGCAGTTGATGCTCTATGGAACTATTGGATTGATAGTAAGTCATATGGTGTGATAGAGTGTGTTCATCAAATCTTTCTTCATGGAGTAGTATGAGATTTTGCTTTGATTTAGACGGGACAATCTGTGATACTCCCTGTGATCCAGACGGTCACAATCAACGATATTGGGATGCACTTCCTATCCCACTCATGGTAGATACAGTCAATCGTCTTTATGATGAAGGACATTATATTATCATTATGACTGCTCGTGGTAGAGGGTCAGGTAAGGATTGGACATCACAAACCGAGAAGAGTCTGAATGACTGGGGTGTGAAGTATCACGAACTGGAACCAATGTTTCATAAACCTAATGCTGATATCTTCATTGATGATAAGGGTGCTAATGTATTCGATTGGATTCTAGGTCAACCACAAAGAAAAGGAATCATTGCAGGTGCCTTTGATATAATCCATCCAGGATATATTCGTATGTTTGCTGATGCAAAGAAGTATTGCAATCACCTAACTGTTGCACTCCACGTTGATCCTTCAACAGAGCGAGCACATAAACTGAAACCAGTGCAGACTGCAGAGGAACGTAAAGAGATTCTTCTGGGTATACGAAATATTGATGATGTTGTGTTTTATAACACTGAAGACGAATACCTTGCACTCCTAGAAAGTGGCGAGTATAATGTACGTTTCCTAGGTGAAGATTATTCTGATGGAAGTTATAGTGGTGTTGGTCTGGGTATTCCAATTACTTGGTTGCCTAGAAACCATGAGTACTCTAGTACTCGATTAAAAACATTGATTCATAATTCTATTATGCCAAGGAGACATGAAAAATATGATTAAGAGTTTAGTCACAGGTGCAGCAGGTTTTATTGGATCTAACCTGGTCGATTACCTACTTGAACAAGGTCATTATGTTGTTTGTATTGATAATGAAAGTGCAAACAACAATGACTTTTACTGGAATAGTAAAGCATATAATGTGAAGGCAGACATCTCCAGTTATGGAGATATGCGAGAACACTTTGATGGTATTGACTATGTGTTTCATCTAGCAGCAGAGAGTCGTCTGCAACCTGCTATTGAGAACCCTATCAATGCAGTCACTAAAAACTGTGTAGGAACCACTGTGGTTCTTCAATGTGCAAGAGAAGCAGGTGTGAAGCGGGTAGTATACTCTTCTACATCATCTGGATATGGTGGTAATCGTTGGCCTAATGTAGAGACACAACCTGATGATTGTCTAAACCCATACTCTGTGTCCAAGATTGCAGGTGAGAAACTATGTAAGATGTATACTGACCTTTATGGTTTGGAGACAATATCGTTGAGATACTTTAATGTATTTGGTGAGCGGTCTCCTACTGTTGGTCAGTATGCACCAGTGATTGGTATCTTCCAGAGACAAGAAGCAAATGGAGATGCACTTACTATTATCGGTGATGGTTCACAGAGACGTGACTTTGTTCACGTTAAAGATGTAGCAAGAGCAAACTATCTTGCATCCCTGTCACCTATCTACCATATGTTGGGTCATGTATTCAATGTAGGTAGTGGTAAGAACTATTCTATACAAGAGATTGCTAACGCTATCTCTGATGCTCAGATATACTTACCTGAACGTTCTGGTGAAGCATCGACTACTCTTGCAAATATAGATAGAATTGGTGAAATCATTGGATGGAAACCTGAAATTGATGTGATGGAATGGATTAAAACTAATGGATAAGAATAAGGCAGTATATAAACTCAAAGGTCTTCCACCTATCTACTACACGAACCTGGATCGTAGTCCAGAACGTCAGAAGTATATGGAGGATCAGTTCAAATACTGGGAGATTGAAGACTACACCCGTATCTCTGGATACGATGGTACTGGTGAAGACGATCTGAGCGGTATCCTGAAGGGTCGCTATCCTGATCAGATGGGTCCGACTGACGTTGGGTGCTGTACATCGCACTTGAAAGCAATTCACCATTGGTATACGACATCTGATACTCCTTGTGCTATCATGATGGAAGATGATTGTGACCTGTCAGTTGTTTCCAATTGGCCCTTTACCTGGAAAGAGTTCTATTCTAGAATGCCTTTTGACTATGACTTGGTTCAACTTGCAGTGATTAATCCTGGTGCCCTGCATGTAGCACTCCATAAGAGATTCGTCAATGACTTCTCTACTGCCTGCTACTTGATTACAAGACATCATGCTAAGAAACTGATGAACTTGTGTTACAGAGACGGCAAGTATAAACTTGATTACAAGGCAAAACCAAGATGCAATTCCGAGCACTTGATCTATGAGTCTGGTAATAGTTTTGCTATGCCTGTCCTATTGTTCTCTCCTCCACATCTTGAATCTATGATTTGGGATAAGAGTCACATTGATGCTTTTCATGTCCCAAGTCGAGATGGATTGCGTGAATGGTGGACTAATGAATCACCTAAACTTGAGAACTGGGAAAAATTATTTGAATACGATCCCTATATGGGACGCTTACCACCTGTAGAACAAAAAAATGATTAGTCCGTACTACATTGAAGAACCAATCACTCACATAAAGGTAGAAGTTCCTGAAGTGATACTATATTACTGTGATAATTTCACATATAATGCTGATAGAGATGATCTACGGTATATTGATTGTGTGTATATGCACATGGGAGACTATGGAAATGACCCAAAAGTCCTTGAAAAGTTAAGAAGAACGTCTAGACCTATTTTTGAATAGTAAATAATGTATCGCTAAAAACATCGATGTCTAAGAATTTTGTATCCAAGGACGAACTCAAGTGCCGTGTCTTGAAATTGAAGCACGAATTGGACTGGGAACAGTCATCTACAGAGGAAGAGAGAGACCTAGCACACTTATACCTGAACTACGTCCTGAATGCTCTTGAAGAATATAGGGGTTGACAACACCAGTATGTTCGGTTATAATAGTATTTCGGATGTATAAATACCTATTCGTGACGCGCATTACGAACTGTTACAGTTTCAACGCCTCAACTAATCGCCAAGATTCTGTGCTATAATATCCATAACGAGACACGTCGATGTCTCTATTCATCTGCGGGTAACCATTCCGCAAGTAACTAAAGGTAACAAAAATGTTTAAATCTGTATTCGCAGCTACTGCTGCTCTGTCCATGTCCGCTGGCGCTGCCCTTGCAGGTCCCTACGTTAACGTAGAAACCAATGCCGGTTGGGTTGGAGATGACTACTCTGCTGCGACCACCGACCTTCATGTAGGGTACGAAGGCGACCTGGGTGCTGCTTCATACTATGTGCAAGCGGGTCCTGCAGTCGTCGCTGTTGACGGTGAAGAAAGCGAGACTCAGTTCTCTGGTAAAGCAGGTCTTGGCGTCCCTGTCACCGATGCTCTTGGAGTATATGGTGAGCTGTCGTTCCTGACTGCTGACGATTCCGATAACAACGGTTATGGAGGTAAGTTGGGCGTTAAGTACAGCTTCTGATATATTAATTGTATCGTGCGGGGGGCAGCGCCCCCCTTTTTTAACTTATGATTTTAGAAACTATTTTGGCACTGAGTGCCGTTGATTATGACCATCTTGCCCGAGCAGTGCAAGTTGAAGCAGCAACTGGAACTAATGATGAATACTGTGTTGCAGTTTCCATCCTTAATAGAGTTAAGTCTCCGGCATTCCCTAACAATGTTGCTGACGTAGTTTATGCTCCTGGACAATACGAAGGTTTTTTCTATCGTCGTCCATCTGCTAAACCTAGTATTATTGCTAGGTTAAAGAACACAAAAAAACTTTTAGAAGCATACTCAATCATTGGTGATAGAACCAGTTTCAAAGGACAACGTATGTTGCCTTATCGCGTAGTTGCAGAAGATCCTATGTGTGATCGTAGAGGAAATTTTTATCATCATCACTGGCAATCATGATCGGTCGCTTCAAGTCTCTTATCAAGAATATTGTTGGTATTTCAACAACTAAAATTGAATGTGCAATTGATGAAAAACTAGTTGACTGTAAAACATTTACTCAACCTTATGTTGGTGTTTCAGCACCATCAATTCTTAAAAATGATGTTTGGTTTGGAGAAGCAACTATGAGCGAACAGCAAAGAAAAATTGAATACGACAATATAATTATCAATATGGATGGAGGAGTTGGCGGATCTTGGAGGGTTGCTAATGAACCAGATAATATTCATGAAGTGATGTATAAACTTTCTACAAAGAACAGTAGTACATTGAATTGTGGTGGTTCAGAAGTATTTCAAAAAGATGTTAATCTTGACTGATATGGATTCTAATAAACCTAAAATACAATTATCATTTGATGGATGTTATAATTATAAAAAATTAAAAGACGAAGGGTTCATTGATGATTGGAGATACTCTCCAGAAAAAATGAAACTACGAGAACAAGTTCTTGCTATTTTATTAAAAAAATTTGGTGGAGAACTAGAAAATTCTGTTCCCAAATATTCAAATCAATCTATTTTTGAATGTGCCCATGACTGGGTTTCTCAAGGAAATATTAATGGGAATGGAATTGTAAAATACTACGAAGCATACTACCAATGAAAAAAATTATTATGGCTTTAATGGCAGCATGTCTTGCTGCTCCTGTAATGGCAGATTCCATTGAAGATAAAGATTACTTTAGCATGCATTCGATGGGATGCATGCTTCTTCAAGAATGTACTGATGATGTAAATGAAGTATTTTCTTTATTTGATATTTCTTCACAATATGATAATACTGAATCATTTTATCCAGTGTCGGATGAGTTTAACCGCATGCTTGTGGCATTGAATCAAGTTGGTGTTAAAGTATTTCTTGCTGATGAAAAGTATTTCCCAGTAGGACATCGTGGTGTCTATCATACTGTAGGAAATAACTTCTTTCTCAATAGAGCATTCATGAGTCGTCCGAGTGTGTTGATGAGTGTAATGCGTCATGAAGGATGGCATGCCGCACAAGATTGTATGGCAGGGACTATTAATAATAGTATGATTGCTATTATTATGCCTGAAGATGATGTTCCAATGTTATGGCAAGAGATGGTGAATAGAACATATCCATCTGAGGCGAGACCATGGGAGAAAGAAGCAACTTGGGCAGGTAAAACTGTAGGCATGACGCAAACAGCATTGGAATCATGTGCTCGTGGTACAATGTGGACTGATTATGATCCAACTCCAATGACTTATGAGTGGTTAGTTAAAGAAGGTTATATTTCTAAATAGAAATGCGTTGCTCCATATGGAATGCCAGAGGAAGTTAAGAAGGAAGAATCCAAAGATCCTAAGAAAAAAGGTCTTCTTGGAAAGATAAAGGAGGCAGCAGATGACAAGGAAGAACAGCTCGCTATTCTGTCTACTTTTGTTCGCCTTGGTATTCTTGTCTGGTCTGGGGGAATACTCACGTTGGCGTACATCAAACTTCCACCTGCACTCGGTATACCAGAGCAGAAACTAGATCCAACTTTTATCGCAAGTGTCTTTACTGGGGTGCTTGCGACTTTTGGTGTTCAGGCAGCAAAGAAAGCAGGAGAAGGTGGTGGTAGTAATGGTGGTATCAGTAAAGCAGATATGGAAAGATTGATTGCAGCTGCAGCGCAAACTGCACCACATCAGACTCTCCGTATTGAGCAAGCACCTGTAACCTTAAAGGTTGAGAAAGTAGAAGAACCTTACAAGATGTAAATTATGATTAACAAACGATCTCCATTTAAGTGGGCGGCATTGGCAGTGGGAACACTGTTCGGTGTCGCTCATATTGGTATATTAGGGCATCTAATAAACAAAAATAATTTACCCATAATTAATCTTCCTGTTGGAGATTATACCTCATATACAGTAGAGGCAGGGGAGAAAGGATATAGAATTAATTACTCATCAAATGATCCTAAAGTGTTAGGTGTCCGAAAAAGAGTTGATAAGACTAATGGATTCTTTGGTATTGGTGGGAAATCAAATGTAGAATATGATGAAGAGTATACAATGGATGGAGCCCGCCATATGGGTGGAGGTGCCGAGGGAAAGTTGACTGCCCAAAACCTGGCATGCATCAAAGCGGAGGGCGCTGGAGAATCAACCGGAAGAATGGTAGGTGCTAGTGTAGGTGCAGGGATTGCTCCTATCTTCACAGGTATTCCATATGTTGGTTGGTTAATATCTGGTTGGGCAGTAATGTTAGGTCAAGATACTGGTGCAGATGTAGGTGCTGAAATCGCCACAATGCAGTTGGAATGTGATGAGGATTGATATAGATATAGAGGATTACACAATAATTCTAAACGCACTTCATTACTATAAAAAAGTAGAGAAGAGAGGCAATTTTAGACAATATGATGCAGAGCGTATTAACGCATTGAGAGATAAGATTGCACAACAACTTGTGCCAAGTTCAAAAATTGATTTTAATTTATGAGTGCTTTATTTGTATTTTCTTTTATATTACTACTTACTATAGGGATGGAATTGACCTGGCCTGTTAAAAAATGAATTTATTATTGAGACCCCTTGATCGTGTAAGTGATCCAGTGTGGAGTGTTGTTATAATTTTAATAATACTGCTTGCTGGAGTTACTTACTACATATATACAATTATCAGTATGGCATTTGAGGAGTTAGAAGATGTCGGAAATCCAAAGCGATATCCAAATCAATCAGAAGGACGCGAATCAAGATCAGGAAATAGCACTCCTAAAACATCACATTGAAGATAATGACCAAACGACAGAAGAACTCCGTAAGAGAGTTCGTAAACTTGAGAAATGGGTATGGGGTGCAGGCGCAGTTATTGCTACTGCTATCACACTGATTGGTTTTGTAACTGCTGCTGATGCAAAGCAGTTTAAAGAAGAGCAGAGTGTTGGGATACTGACTGATAAAATCAGACAGTGGGAAGTAGAACAGAATAGAACTCCAGTGGATGATATTCTAAAAAACGCATTAAAGGAGTGGGAATTATGGCAGGAATGACACCGCCAAGTCGAAAAAGTTGTTACAACTTTCGAGTAATAGAAATTAACAGGGTAGTCGATGGCGATACTATTGATGTTACTATTGACCTCGGGTTTGATCTATACAAGAAAGAAAGAGTTAGAATTGCAGGAGTTGATACACCGGAGAAAAGGACCAGAAACTTAGAGGAGAAGGCACTTGGAACCGACGCAACCTACTGGCTCCAAGCAAAATTGGAAGGGGCGATTTCTGGCGATGATGATCTTATTATCCGTACTGAACTTGATGGGGGTGTTGGTAAATACGGGCGTCTTCTCGGTTGGCTTTATATTGGGGATGGAGACTTGTCGCTTAACGAACAAATGATCACAGAAGGTTATGCTCACCCCTATGATGGGGGAACAAAAGATATGAATCTCGAAGCATTGCGAGAGATTCGTAGAGCACGCGGTACATTGGTAGACTAATTATGAGAAGAGAAATTTTAGAAGCTCTCAAGGCATTGTCTGTTGGGAGTATTAAGAAAGCAAAAATGAATATTGAGATATACCTTACAAACCCTGTAGGTATAGGTGAGCATTCTGACGTTCTTGGTGCAATCCAGGATCAGATTGATGCAATTGCAAAAGAAGAAGAACGTATCGAAGTAATCGAAAAGCATTTGGAGGATTAAAATGAAAGTATTATTTGCCTTTCTTGCTACACTATTTCTTGCTGCTCCAGCATGGGCAGTAGATATCACAATGGGTTCGGGAGGGAACTTGATTTTTGAACCATCTGATGTTACAATTGACGCAGGCGAAACTATACATTTTGTAAATGGTATGTTGCCTCCTCACAATATTATTGTTGAGGGTCGTGTTGATCTCTCCCGAGAATCATTGATGTTTAATCCCGGCGAATCGCAAGACATTAAATTTGCAGATGCAGGAGATTATAATTTCTTTTGTGGTCCTCATCAAGGAGCTGGTATGGTCGGCGCAATTCACGTAAACTAATAAATTAAAGAACAATGGCAACTTACAACGTAACAGTTTGCTCCTCTGATGGAACTAAAAATGTAATTTCATGTAATGATGATACTTACATTCTTGATGCTGCAGATGAGGCAGGACTTGATCTTCCATACTCCTGTCGTGCTGGTGCTTGTTCTACATGTGCTGGTAAAATTTTAGAAGGAACATTAAATCAGGAAGACCAATCTTTCCTTGATGATGATCAACTTGAAGCAGGATTTGCATTACTTTGTGTAGCATATCCTACTAGTGATTGTGTTATTCAGGCAGAAGCAGAGGAGGAACTTTATTAATTTGATATATAATCTTATTATATTACATATTAATAGATATGCAGAAAATTATTAACGTACTTGCCCTTGCATCCTTTGGTGTATCTGCTGCTGCTATCGGTGGTGGTGCATATGTTTATCTCAATAAAGACTCTATTATTGAGAATGTAAAAGAACAAGTTGCATCTGCAGCGGCAGAAGCAATCACTGGTGCTCTACCTGGAATGATGGACTCTGCAATGCCAGAACTTCCTAGTGCTACTGGCGGTGCTATTCCTGGTATTCCCTCTGCAACTGGTGGCGCACTTCCATTCTAATAATGAAAGACTTAAAGGTTCCTTTTGCGATTGTATCATTCCTACTTGTTCAGGGTGCTGGTGCCGTATGGTGGGCATCCCAAGTTGATGGTAGGGTAAAGAGTTTAGAAACTCTGAGTCTTAATCTTGCAAAAGAAAATAGAAGATACATTGAGCAGGTTATTCAACC